ACATATTTGTTAACGGCATTTTCTAAAATACTTTTTTCATATATACGGCCATTTCTATTTTTAGAATCAGCTTGCATAAAAATACCCTCAATACAAAGAGTCTTTTTTCCGTTAACTTTCTCTTCAATAACCTCTAGGTTACTGTCGTTATATTCTGCTATAAGTTTCATTTACTTATTTCCGTTGTTATTCCTCTTCTTTAGAGGCCTGTCTGTCCTGCAATGAAGAAGCAATTTCAATCTTCTTTGCATCAAGAACAGCAGATAATTTGTCGGCCATAACACTATTAAACTGCTTACCTGCAGCAATGTTATCGCCTGATTTTACATCATTAATTAAATTTTCAATACTCATCTTTTTGTTTCCTACGTTATATATTTATAATATTTTAAATGTCAAGGTCATCTTCATCTTCAATTTCACCAGAAGATTTTTCAGCCTCGATTTGTTTCTTCATTTCAGCAATTTCGTCATCAGTTTGGCGTAGGATATTCTTCTTAATCCACGCATTAGATACATACTTTCCAACATACTCATCCATTTGAGCTAACATTTCGAAACGTTCTCTTGTTATTTCAGCATCTTTTAATTCACTAAAATAGTTATCTTCAATAAAGTCAAAGTATATATCTTCTTTCCAATTAACCCAATCTTCTTTAGTAATAACGCCTTTAAGCATTAGCTGGGTTTTTAATAGCTGTAAGAATAGATCACTAAATCTTTTTCTCAATCTATCTAAAAACTTTTTAAACTTAACTTCGTCCCTTGAAATTTCAGTAGATCTACCTAAGTTAAATCCTGACTCCTGCTCTAAACGATTCGCTGGAACGTTGAGCGACTTATATAGTTTCTTTTGGAAGTATATGATGTCATCAATTTGTCCGAGATTTTCTCCTCCTGGGAGGGTCGAAATTTCTGTACCTCTACCACCTTCTCTACGCGGTAAGAAGAAGTCTTCAAGCATCGACATATGCTTACGGTCATCTTTAATATCTCCAGTATTAGCATCATAGACTAATTTGTTTCTGTACTGTCCCATGATGTTCTTCAAATACTCTTCGGCCTTACCCTTAGGTAAGTTACCAACATCTATATAAAAAATTCTTCTTTCTGGTGCTCTACTAATTCTGTAGATTACCAGTGAATCTTCCATCATTCTTAACTGATTAACCGGCTTAATAGCCTTATGTAAGAATGACAATATTCTTTTGCGACTAGGATCTAACATACCTGATGTGCAATATGCTATAGAATCAGGATGTATTTTTAAACCCTGACCATTACCTTTCATAGCGTCGTCTTGAAATAAGAAGTACTCTTCAGACTTCTTAATAATATTGGCCCCAGTTTTAGGATCTTTTTCTTCTTCGATCTCTTTTACTTTTCTTAACTTAATAGGATCAATATATCTTAATTCTTGTATACCCTTTTTTGGGTTTGAGTTGTCAATGATAATGTGATACGGCAATCTGCCATCTACATACCATTTTCTGAATATATCGTGAGAATAGCTATTAAAACGAAGGAGCGATATAATACGCTCAAACTCATCCTTTATAGCTTTTTTCACCTTATCAGATGCTTCCATTTCATCCATAACAATTTCAATCGGTGCTGATTTGTTATCACCAACAATTGCTTCATTTATAATGTCTTCTACGGCTGCATCGCATTCTGGATGTGAAGCGATATCTCTATACTTAAGTATAAGATCTACTTCATTTTTTGCAGTGTCTCCGTCTAGATCAACATACTGGCCAAAATGACCACCGCTGTTAATAACGCCTGCACCGTCTTCGTCTGTATTTGGAACAAAAGAAGGAAGCTCGGGTTCTTTCCCGCCCTTTCTATTTATTTCAAAACCAAAAAGTTCTGCCATGTGTTTTACCTCAATATTATCGGAGGGGATTAATCCCCTCGTCTAATATTATTTATACTACTTTTAAGAAGTAGTTCCAGACTCCCAATATTGAACCTGCAACTCAACTGTAAATTCTTCAATCTGGTTTTCATTATCATATGAAAGTTCGATTGTTGAAAGATTAGTTGGGAAACATCCTCTCATGTCGTAAGTCTTAGTTACGTCACCTTGCTTGTTTAGCTGCTCAACAATAATGTCAGCCATATAATCCGTAGGATTACTTTGACCTGTGTTATTATTGTGCTCGCTGATACCATTCATCCATCTTTCAAAAGAGTTTCTTACCTCAAAACCAGTGTCATTAATTATTGTTAATGTTACCGGCTCAAAAGTTCGGTCTCCAGCTAGTTGTAGTTGTCTGCCTCTGAATAATACAGGTACAGGAGCTACAACTGATGAAGGAAACTGAGCACCCTTAATCATGAAAGAAGAAAGTTCAACGTCACCTTGAGCATAAGATGGGAAGTTACATGTTACTTTGAACATGTTAGAACGTGCACCACCCCCTACAAGCTTAGATTTAAAATCGTCTACGCCTAAAATTGCCATTATTCTTCTCCTAATTAACTACCGGCGATTTCTGAGAAATCGACTCCGGTTCTTGTTGCGATAAAGTTCAGTGATATGAAATTAATAGATCTTGAAGGCTTGATAAAAATATCAGCAACAAATCTATTAGCATCAATTACTTGACCTGTGTTGTTTGTAGCATCACACACGACTCTAAAGTCTGTAACACCACGTCTTCCCTTAACATCTCTTAAGAATGGTTCAAGTAAGTTTCTAAATTGAGCTCTTGTAAACTCATCGTTGAATTCAAATAGTTGACCCTTAGCGGCTGTACTAATTGCTTTTTCCAATACGATGAATAATCTTCTTACATTGATTCTATCAAATGCACTTGGCTTACTTAATAGTGTCTTATCACCAAACATCATAGTACCTTGCCCAGGGAAAGAAACTAGAGGATTAACTCTCGCTTTATAAAGCGTGTCTCTATCAACTTTCTTAGGATTATACGCTAGTTTAGCTACACCAAATAGTTGGCCTCTTGTTGTTCCAGCAGGTGAGAACCATGCGTCAGCAACATTATCAGTATTTGCACAAAGACCAGCACAAAGACCAGAGGCTCCTAGCCATCTGTATGTGTCGTTATACTTGTCGTAAACATACACAGCACCAGAATCAGCAGAAGCATATGAAGTTGATACTAGTGTATCAGCCCATGCTTTTACGTCAGCGGCCGGTGTGGAAGTTCCGACTGAATCTTCGATCGGAGGTGATACAAATGCCATACAATCCTTTCTAGTTTTACATATTGAAATTAGTTTATCTGCAATAGTATTAGTGCCATTGGCGTCTGGGTATGCAAACATCAAGTTTACATCGACAGTTTCAGAGTCTGCTAAGAAGTCTAATCCAACATTAATCTCTGCAGCGGTTGGTTCGTTATCGTCAGTTCCCAATGTCATTACCGCGGTAAGAACAGCGGTCCCGGTAACATAAGCAGTAGCAGCTGTTTGCGAAGCGAATGATTCGCCAGCGTCAGACAATGCTGTGTTATGACCAGTCCAATAAACATACTTAGACCTAGTATTAATTACGTCTTTATAGTAGTTTGTAGTACCGTCTGATTTTTTAGCGTCAGATGCTTGAGAAACGAATTGGAAAGTTTCTAGAACAGTTCCGGCAGTGCCAGTCCATGCTCCAGTTCTATCTACGATAGCGATGTGTAATTCGTCGTTTGTGTGTCCGCCAACTGCAGCTGAGTCAGAAGTTCCAGGAACTCCGTCAAACTCGTTTGCTTCAGTAAATGCAGCAAAGGCTGTTGCATCGGCTGGACATATTTTAACATCAATTGCGTTACCTAGTATACCTGGGTATTTAGCAATAAATGTTCCGTCATGTGATAAAGAATCATAATGATCTTCATTTTTGACTAGTTTAGCAGTTCCGTCGGTCGCGTTAACGTGACCTGAAGCTGCTCGTACTACTTTAAGCGCATTACCATACTTTAGGAATGATGCTGCGGTTAAAAAGTACTTATAAGTATTGGAATCTGGTGTTCCGAAGATGCTTGCTAGTTCTATTTCTGAACCAACCGTGCGAACTTCTTCTACAGGACCCCAATTAAAAGCGCCTGCGAATCCACCAATACTGGTTGAAACTGCAGGTACTACGCCCGATGCGTCAATTTCATTGACTTGGACGCCTGGTGATACTTGAAATGCCATTTGTTTGTCCTCTCAATTTGAGTTATTAATAAGTTTTCATAATACGGTTATGTTCAATCAGTTTTATTTATATAAATAAAGATTTAAAGGTGTTCTACCTCAAACCATACATTACCTTCGCCGTCACCTTTACCTTCAGTAACGTTATGATGTCCGTCATTAATAATACCAAAAGGCAATAAATCATCCTGTATTGCCTTTAATTGTTCTCTATATAACATGTTTTTCATGTCAATATTTGTTATCCCTTGGAATATATCCGTAGTTGTAAACCAACCAAACAACACTAAGTTCATAACTAAGTCGTCGTGGTTAGGTGCCTGAGCCTCAAATGAGTTGCCTCTTGCCACAAAGGTACACATCTCTGATATAGTTTCAGCATCAACAATGTGTAATTTCTTCTGGCCGATTAAATCCTTTAATGTGGAACAACCAATTCTCTTAACTCTTCGAGTCATGGTAGCACCAATAGCATTTGCTTTAATCTGCGATTCAACAAACATATTCTCGTATTCTAAATCGTAATACAATCCGTTACAAACTACCGCACCCTGGTCATTAGACTCTACGATAATGTAAGCTTCGTTATATAACATAGCATATTTATAACAGATATCTGGCAACAACATTGGCGATATATTGTTATCTCTGAATACGCAAACCTGCTTAAACGGATTTACTGATGTATCAATAATAGTAAATGTGCTATAATCTTGCCCACGGCCTTTAGCCACGTCGACGGTCATTACGTACTGTCCATCTTCCCTTGGTTTTTCATACATAAACAAGTTTTCGTTAAACGACATAGGTCTCTGAGACTTTTGCGCTAACAAGTCACTTGCATCAATTAACGTATTACCACGTCCGTGGAAATTATTACCAAATTCCTGATCAAACTGTAATTCGGAGGTGTTAGCAATAGTTTGACTTTGCCAGGCCTCGTCTCTGCCCGGAACATCCCACCAATCAACTCTAAATGCTTTATATTCATTAGTATATGTGGTAGCACCTTCCCAAATCCGGTGGAATATATTACCAATACCATTAGCGGTCGAAGTAATAATAACCTTTGTATCTTTACCAGAAGAAACAACAGGATACGTAGAAGTATAGAACTGTGCATCATTTTCAACAAACGCAAACTCATCTAAAAACAATAAGTTAATAGATAGGCCACGAATAGAGCTTCCAGAAGTTGCAGATGCAATAACCTTTGAGTTATTACTAAATTCAACTGATCCTTTATTTAAAGCCTTACATCCTGGCTGCAAGAAAAATGGTAAGTTTTCTAGCATTAACGTCATCCGTGCTAACATCTCTCTAGCGGTCGCGCCTTTGTTCGCTAATATCGCAATGGTTTTCTCAGGGTGAAAACATGCATACCACAGTAAATATGCTACGGCCGAAATAGATTTACCAGACTGTCTACACGCCAATACTACAGAAAAACGGTTATTATTAAAGTGATTAAACATGTTTTTCTGATACGGATATAAATCAAAGGGAACAAGTCCATCGTCTAATGATATTACCTTCAGATAATTAATAGCAAAATACGATGGATCCATCATACATTCTCTATATTCTTTAATCTCCTTTTCAGTAAATTGGCTTTCTACCCCGTCCTTTTTTACATTAGGATTACCTAGATAACCTTCATGCTCATTCTTTAGGCGTGGCATCTATTATCTTTTCCTTGTTTTCTTTATCGTATTTACCAAAAAGCCTTTGCAAATCTGTAGTACTTCCTACAAACAAATTATTGTTTGTAACTTCCTTTGATTTCTTACCTTCACCCGTTAGATCTCTATTACTCTTTTGTAGATCCATAAGCTTATCAGTAACATCGCCGATATCTTTTATAGCCTTAGATAAAACCTCAAAAGCTCTTGGGTGTTCTGATTCCCTGGCCAGTTCAGCAAGTACGTCAAGAGATCTCACACCAGTTTCTATGAGATCCTTATACGTTTTTCTTGAAAATTCATAATCATCTTTAACTTCAGCCTCTGCTTTAGTCATTTCAGTCTTGGGAGCTTTCTTTTCAGGCAAGTTTTTATTCAGGCTTGCCTGCATTTTTCCTAATTTATCCATAATGTACCTATGTTATACTTACGTTAACAGTATAGTTGTCATCCTCATCCGCACTCGAAGGAGTGATTGTAAAATCCATATTTTCCAAAATGTTCGCGCCACCGGCATCAGCATTAAAATCAAGGTTAATTTCCCTGATAACGCCTTGATCTGCGGTAGGCCCAAAGTACTTCATCTTCATAACAAAGTCAAATTGATATATTAAGGCTCTACGAGTTTGATAATCTCCCTCATAGTCGTCCTGTATAGTAACAGCACTTAATATTATTGGAACGTCTTGCTTGTAC